TCATGCGGTGGTCCTCATTGCGTGGTTGGCCCATTGCGCGGCTGCGGCGTCCATCATTCCGGGGAACGAGCGGCTGCGCAGGCGCGTGCGATCTGGTCCTGGGGGCATGCGATGGACGCGGTTCCAGCGTTTCCATTCGTCGGAGCCGCGCGCTGGCTCTGGCAGGCGGTTGGTTTCCACCAGCTCGGGCAGGCCTCGCAGATACCAGCCGGTTTCCTTGTAGGCCGGTTCACCGAACCAGAAGGGCTGCACCAATTGGGGCTTGGGAAGATCCGCCGGCATGCGGTCCTTGGCGAGGTCGTTCATCACCGGGTTTTCGATGGCGACACGCTCGATCGGAGCGTTCCAGCAGGTAGTGAAAATGTCGACGCCCAATTCGAACTCGGCCCGCAGGATCTCGACCGTCTTGCCTTTGGGGAGGCGCTTGGGCGGCGTCCACTTGCCGGGGCCGCTCATCCACTGCCGCCCGGATCTGCAAAGACGGGTGCAGGGCGGGTGCATCACCGCAAGCAAATCCCAGCCTTCGTGCAGGATACCGTCGCGGACATCGCAGACGATGTGGCGGTTCGATCCGTCCTCGGCGGGCGCCAGGTCACAGGATGTCGTGTCAAACCCGTGAGCCTCAAAGGCGCGGCGGGCGATGCCAGAAGTCTCGCAGGCGACAAGGGCGCGAAGGGGGCGGGTCATCATTGGCCCCCGATTTGATTGATCAGGTATTTGTTGATGCACTTCATTGCTGCGTCACGTGTAGCTGGCTGTACCGCGCGATTGGCAAAAGCTTTTACCTGCAGATCCTGATAGCGGCTGTTCCAACTCATGGTCGCGCGCTCGGGCCCCATGATGCTAAAAACAGTCTCTCGTCCTTCACGGCAGGCATTAGCATAGGAACGGCAACAGTGGCGTTGCGAGGCGCCTTCAATCGCCAATTCAATTTCCGATTTGAGCAGAGAGAATGTGAAGCCGTCTATGTCGTTGTACCAAGCCTTTGCCCATGGTATTGGGCAGGATGTTTCCATGGCTTTCCGCACAGCAAGAGCATCGTGTTCTCGATTTAGCCGTTTTCTACCCCATTTCGGGTCGATCACCCCGCCGAGGCGTTGAAAGTCTCTTGCAATCAGCAGATTGTCATAGACTCTCTCACCCTTTCGCGTGTGACGGCAGGCAATCAAAAGAGGTGACTTGGTCGAGTGTTGGAGTAGTTTCAACGCATGACGACGCTCATGAACCGGCCATTCCATAGCCTCCTCAAGAGACCAACCGCCGACAAGTTTTAGCGTTGCTCGGTTTACATTTGTTTTTACGCTAGCCGTTCGTATCTCTCGCCAAATGTGTCCCCCCGCCTGTTTCTTGATTGAAGTCGGTGGGGCATTGAACATCATGACGAACGGTGAAAGGTGCGACAGTCCATCCGCATCCGTCTCTGCCCAATGTTCCCAACTGGCCCTAAGCATTGTAACCAGCGGTTTGTAGCGAGACAGGCCGTAGCGGTAGAACCATTCTGGCCTCTTGAAGGCGTTCATTTCGTACGCCGGAAACAGGGCAGAATGATCGGTCACGCTTGAGTCGCCTCTGAGCTTGTCGCGCGCCACTGCGCCTCGCTGTCGCCCAAGCGGTAGTCCAGTTGTTGCTCTGTTTCCGGTGCAAGGTGCATGTCCTTGACTAGTTCCAGATAGAGCCAATGCCACCAATCGCGGATCTGGTCATCGGGGTGTTTGTAGCCGATGATTTCGGCGGCATGCATCAAATGAAGCTGAAAGTGGTGGGGAAGTTCGTCCAGGCTTTGGAGGTAGTTTTCGACCACCGAATTCATCTTTTGGGTCCAGTCGTGATCTAGCCCCGGGGGCCATTCATAGCTGGGGCCGGTGAACGATCCACCGCGCGGGTCATAGGGGTTTTCGAAGACGTTGTGGTCTAGTGCACCCAGCAAGACGCAACGCCGATACCATCGAACGAGAAACTTGCAGGGATGATATTTGGCGACTCCATCAGGACCGCGAACGGCGGTCAGCAAAACGGTTTGCTGCATGCATGTCAGGCTGTGGGTCCATTCTTGGGTGACGATTGGCATGTTGGTTTTCTCCTGGGCCTGGTGTCCGTCGCTGGCCCGTGTCGGGGCAGGGAGAGGCATCAGGTGTGGGGCTCACCAGACCCGCCAGGCGGCGGCTGCGCCGAAGGCGATGATCCACAAGGTGACAGAGACAAAGAGGGCGTAGGCAAAGCCGGATCCGGGCGGTGGGCGATCATTCATGTGGTCTGTTCCTCTGGCTAAGTGGGCGCGCGACAGTGCTTGGTCGTGAGTGGTGGGCTTGGTGTCGCGCGCCCCGGGCGGTAAGCGGTCAGGCGCTGGCGTGTGCGTTCAGCGCGTTGTCGGCGGCGGTCATCCAGTTGCGGGGCAGATCCTCGGGGCAGGTGCCGATTGCAGGGATCCCGTACACCCACGCCTCGAAAAGGCAGGGGCGCTTGTCGGTCAGCATTTCGGGCACGGTCCAGATGCCGCCGTTGTTGATGCACAGGTTCTTGAGCCCCAACAGGCGCGCATCCGGGCTGATTTTGCGCAGCAGCTGGACGGCTGTGTCCACGGCGTTGAAGTCGATGTGATGCTTGTCGTGCATGGGCAACCTCGAATGAAAAAAGGGCCGGGGGTTTGAACTCGGAGGAAATGCCCCCGGCCAGTTGAGAGCGCAGGTTTCAGCTGCGCTTGCTCAGGGAGTTATCGAATAGCTGTTCAGCCATGCGGGACCAGGTCACGATGGCGGCCTGTGTGTTCCGGCAAGGTGGTGTTTGCAGGCCATAGCAACGCACCACCGCGCCCTGGTCCGTTGTCTCGATGTCCGCAGGGCCGCTGGTGACAAGGCGCTGGCGCAGGTTTTCGCCCCGCACACTGCGATCCAGCCAAGTTCCGATGTCTCGGGCCAGCTGAAGCGCGCGCTGGTGGCGTCGTGCCGTCGCGGGGGTCATGCCTTTACTCCGTTCAACCGGTCACCTGTGCCGCCTGCCGTAGGCAATTCGCCTTTCAGAAACATGACCGCGGTGGCTGGGGATTGTGAGTTCCAGACGGCCTCAGTGATGGTTTCCGAACTCGGGTCGACTTGGGTCAAATCTGCAATGATAGCGGCTAGGCGATCGGTTTCGTTGATCATGGCCTGTGTGCATTGCAGCAACGCCAGGATGCGGGTTTCGGTTTCGCGATTTGGGATGAGATTGCTCATGACGGCACCTGATCGGTCAGGATCAGCGGGCGCGGGCCGGTCAGGCCGCGTTCACGCTTCATCTTTCTCACAATGGCGGCGATCCGGTTCAGCCGGGTGTGCGTGGGTGTTTCGATAAGGTGGTGCGGGGTGCTGATCCGTTCCAGGCGCTCTTTGTCGATGGGGTGCCCTTGATCCGCCTTGGCTTGCAGCCAAGCCCCGACGTTGACCGCTGGGTGGAATCCCTTTTGGGGGGTGGCGATAGTTTTGGCCGGCGAGCTTTTGTGTGCCTCATATGGCATTGGTCATTCTCCTTGGCATTTGGGAGAACCTAATGTCCGGTTTATCGGATAGTCAAGGGAAATGTATCCGGTATATCTGTTGCAACTATGAAGGCGAGAGGGACGTCTTGATTGAATTTCCCTAGGTTAGTGAAATCTTAACGCGAAATTCGTAACGGGAATCAGGATCAATCGGTATGCAAGTTGTTCAGTCTGGGCTTTGCTTAGGTAAGTTATGTGAGTATTTGGGGGGCTACGGATTAGAGATCGAAGAGATCTCGGATGTCAGCGAAATCCCCAACCTGGTGAAGGCGGCACAGAAGCCATACCTGACACCGCTCAGTTCGCCGGAGTTCAACGATTTCACTTGGTCAAATTCGATTTGGTTGGTCGCAAAGCGGGCCGGTCAGCCAGTGTACCTAGGGTGCGCACGATTGGAGGATATCGGTGGGGAGCCGATAGAGAGCTACTGGTCTAGAACCTTTTCAAGAGCCTATGGGCACGGTTTTACAAAGCAAATCATTGGCAACGTTCGGCCAGAGATAACAAGAAACCTCAAGGGGCGTTTGGTATACTTCGGGGATCTGTTTGTCTGCGAAACGGAACGTGGGTCTAGGAATAAATTACGCGCATTCATTGCAATTGGACAATTGGCGGCTGTGCTGAAATGGAATCCCGATTGGATTTACTGCTTTGTTAGAAAAAGAGATATCATGCGTGGTGCGTCCGCGCTCTATGGATTTAACCGCAATTTTGGCCCTCCCTTTGATTGGGTTGGAACACCGCCTGCGCCGCGTGATCGCTCTGAGTGGCTGGTGGGGGTGTCCCGCGAGGATCTGCCGGTGTTCTTGAATGAGACGACACAAGAGGTTGTCGAGTTGAAAGGTTGTTCGTCAGACAACGAGAAAGCTAAAGTTTAGAATGCTGGCCTTGTTATCCTTGTCCGCTACGCGAAGCAGGGTGCGAATGAAGTCCATTTTGACACGAACGGGATGATTGGGCATCTGAACATCCAGTGTTTCGAGTGTTGTTAAGGTGCCGTCTTCACCTGCTGTTCGGTATGCCTTTAACCAGCTTTCTTGTAGGTCAGGGGCGGGGACATCATCGAGAGCTGCTTGCAGAAGGGAGGTCGAGCTTTCACCCATGGTTAACGCTGAAAGGCTTTTCTGGCCGACCCTGATGACCTTTATTCCCTCACTGTCAATTCCAGGGACTTCGTATTGGTCGCAGCATTCCATCCATTGGGTGAACGCCTCGATCCGCCCGCCTGATTTGACATAGGTTCGCAAGAGTATGTCGGATGATGGTCCTTTGCGAGCTTCGAGTGACTGAGCGGACATGTTGTTACGGACATGATCAGAGAGATTGGACATCTCGCCTGGCTCTGCTTCTCGAATGGCAGGTGCGGAGTTCCCGGCTAGGTAGTCAAGGCTGACGTTCAGTAGTCGCGAAACCCGGGCCAATCCGAATATGCCTGGTCCTGTCTTGGAGATGTCCAAGGCATCGTCGCGCAGAATGTTGTAAACCGTCTTTTCGCCGAGCCCCGCGTCCTTGCTGAGTTTGAACACATTGTCCGCATAAAATTCGGAGTTGGAGATGGCGGATCGTAAGCGATCACGAAAGCCTCGCATGTCAAATGCCTTTCCTAAATTTAGGAAAGGAACATGATGGTCTTGACTGGGAAAATCAAGGCTTTGATAACTTAAGGTTGAGTATCTTCCTGATGTTGGGATCGTGTTTGAATGAAGATTTCATGTTTTATTAGTATCATGTTGCAAATGTCAGAGAGTGAGAAATCCGAAATCTATGAGCGCTTTACTCGGGATCGCGATCACCCAAAAGAGCAAGAATCCCGTCTCGGGCTTTCTCATCTCGGCCAATCATCTCAAGAAGACGCTTCGTCTGGGGGGAAACCTCCACGCCAAGGACGACGTACGAAAAACTGATATCGTTGGCAGCGCATATTGCCGCCAATTTGGCCACGGTCGGTTCCTGACCATCCTTAACAACCGAATGTACATAACCTGGTCCCAGGTTGGCATTCACAGAGGCCGCCCGCATGGTGATACCCTTGTGGTCGAGTTGCTCAACCAATCGAGCCCGAAGCCCGGAAATTTCGCTCAGTGTGTCCATGATCACAATATCCGATATGTCGGATAAAATGGCACGTCCTTTATTCCGGACATTGACTATCCGGTAAATCGGACATAACGATTGCGCCATGGCAAAATCAACAGGCACATGGCGAGCCCCCGCAAACACCGACACAGAGCGGCATGTCGATCAGCTGCTAAAGCGCATCGACTGCTTCTGTTCTGAGCGAGGCTGGTCCCACGGGTATTTCAGTAAGACTGCAGCTGGCGATATGACCGTTGTTGATCGCTTAAAGGCCAGCGGGCGTGTTACTGCCGCATTGATGTCTCGTATCGAGGCATATCTGGCAGCCCAGGAAACCGCGCAAGCCGAGGCAGCAGAATGATCTCGCGCAGGTTACTCTCTTCCATACGGAATAGCGGGCGGGGTGTTTTCACCTATGTACCGTCGTCGCAGGGCGCCATCCACGAATGCCAGTTTACGGCACTCACGTCTGGACCGCCCTCAAGCGTGGGCAAAGCTACTGCCTTGGAGCCCCGACACCCTCAATTTCATCCGCAGCAGACAAAAGGTGTTTCGCCAGACGTCGTGCGGTTGCTGGTGACATGCGTACCTGGTTGGCTTTCCGCGCTGAAACGCGTTGGCCCGGCTTTGCGCTCCCGCTTTCATAGAGGCGTAGCAAAATGACGGTGGCCTCTGGGAAGCTTAGTTCAAGTGTTCTGAAACTATCGACAAAAGTGGCCAGGGCTTTGCCTTCTTGGTCGACCAGCAGACCATCATCGGTCGTGTTGAATTCGTTTTCGGACATGTGTTTTCCAAATGTGATGGGTCTAGAAGGAAACCGGGCGACGGTGAGTGAGGTCGCCCGGTTGATTGTTGTCTTGGTGGTCAGGTGCCGATCATGCTTTGCGCATCAGTTCAAGAGCTTTGATGAGAGCTCTAGGGTGTGTCTTTTGATTGAAGACTTCACCGATGCGGTTGGCATTTGTTCCAAGCATTTGGACGATATCCGTGTAAGAAACGCCTTGCTGGTTCAAGACATGGGCTGTAACAGCCTCGTCAAAATTCAGCGCTTTGCGTTTGATTTTGATAACGTTCAGCAGAACACCTGTGATAGGGTGTTTGCGGACAGGGACGTAAGTCCCACGACCATAGGCCATAGAAGAACTCCTTTCATGGTCCTAGTGGCGACAGAGATATTTGGAAGTCTCTCTGTCGCCGGGTTAGGCAGCACTTGTTGTGAGGGCGCTGCTTGCTCAGCCGGGGTGGCGAATCGCCATCCCGGCGCACCAATCAATATCTTGGATGTGTGGTACCTCGGTCAACGAACACTTGATGTTGACTCTGCCTTTGCGCAAAGGAATCGCCCTTGTTTAGTGTCGTTTGAGCGCCAAACCCCAATACCTTGGGGTGAGGTCGCAAAAAACGCAGGTAGGACAATATCTCAAATTAGAAGTGCGGTTTCCACGGAGCCTGCTTGTCAAGTAAATTTTGGTGTTTCAATCCAATGTCAGCCAGGAAGGTTGAGTGTTGTCGCGCCGACGCTGCGGTCACAACCGAGCCCAAGACTTGCCGCTACCTCTGCAGGGGTGTTGATCAGAAAGCGGCTGAGGGTGTGCGAAATGCGCAGAGACACCTTTCGGGTGCGCGGCAACACTGGGCCTTTCCAAATCAGACCAGCGGGCAGCGGTTCCTTTCATTCCGTCCCTGGCCATACCGCAAAGGTACGTGGCCACCCGCATCTGCGATCTCCGACAATAGGGCTGTTGTGATGGGCAGTCTGCAAGCAGGTCGAGATCGGTTGGCCAAGGCAGAAAGTTGTTTGGTTGCGACCTGTACCCATCTGAGCCTTTTGGCCATACGTGACGAAAACTTCCAGATGTGGTTGCGGGTCATTCGAAACATCATGCCCGATTGCGAGGCGTGTAACCCCCGGATCGTTCCTCTCAAAGTGGCCGCTGATCGGTTGGCGAATGCAGCCCCAGGTGGGCCTCGCGACTTTGCCTATTCCCGTCTGTGTTTCGAGGTAAAGCAGTATTTCACCAACACTGCGGCTGATCACTATGAAGCGTGGCGCGAATTGGGAGCGAGACATGGCACGCGTCGAGGATGATCCCAGAGTGGCCGAAGCAAAGGCCCGTTCCGTGCCCGAGTTGGTTGATCGTTTAGAGATTGCCGGGCTGTCGCAGGTAAGTGGTGAATTGATTGGGCCATGCCCACTGTGCGGGGGCGATGATCGCTTCGGAATCAACCTGACAAGTAAAAGGTTTCAGTGTCGCCGGTGCGAGATCAAGGGGGGCGATACGATCGCCTTGGTCATGCAGGTTCTACGCAAGACGTTCCCGCAGGCGTTGACCTGGATCTGTGGAGATCTGCCACCTGATCTGTCCCCCGAAGAGCGTAGACGTCGCAAGGCGAAAGCTGAAGCCAGCCAAAAACGGACAGAAGATCAAGCTGAAAAGAAGCGGCAGGATGCCATCAAAGCAGCCAAGCGGATCTGGGAGCAGGGTGAGCCGCCGAGGGAGACACCAGTCGAGGCCTATCTGGTTGAATTTCGTGGTTTGAAGGGGGTGCTTGATGTAATTGGCAAGTCCCTGCGGTTTCACCCGGACCTACCGTACATGCAGATGCGTGACGGGGAATGGGTCGAGCTGCATCGCGGGCCAGCGATGTTGGCCGCAGTGCAATCTCCAGATGGCCACGGGCGGTGTGTGCATCGCACCTGGCTGGATCTGAACGAACCGGACGGCAAGTTGGTGCTTCGGGACAAGGACGGTGCGCCCTTGGTTGATGCCAACGGCAAGCGGCCAAAGGTCAAGAAGACTCTTGGATCCAAACAGGGTGGCGCCATCCGTCTGATCACCCCCAAAGTGACCGACACAATCATCATGGGGGAAGGTATCGAGACCACGCTTACGGCCTATGTCGCTGGGCCGCCCGAGCTGCGCGGCGCAGCCTTTTGGGCAGGCGTGGACTTGGGCAACATGGCTGGTCAGCCAGAGCGCATACCGGGCAAGAAATGGTCGAACCTGCCGAAATTGGATCAGACCAAACCAAGTTTTGTGCCGCCCGAGTGGGTGCGTCGCCTCATCTACATAAAGGATGGCGATTCCCAGCCCACTATGACGCAGGCCTATCTGGAACGCGGGCTGCATCGCGCGCGTTCCCTCCGACCGGGATTGGAAACGGCGATTGTTTCGCCGCCGTCAGGTTTGGATCTGAACGATGTCCTATTGGGCAAAACACCAAAAAATACGAGAATGAGGGCAGATCATGGACAGAGATCCTAATGTTGACGGCGTGCGTGCCGCCTTTGAAGGCATGCAGGTCATCGGGTCCGATATGCCAGAGGGGTTTACCCAAAATGACGCGCCATTGGCTTCCTCGGTCGGTGGGGACCCCGCAGCTGATGAACCGGATTTTGATGGGCCAAAGCTGGTCGATGGCGATGAGAAAGAGCCGATCTTGCCGCGTGGCTTTCCAGTTCAGCCTTTGGGTATGTCGGGTGGACGCTTTCATTTCCTGACAGCGCGCGGGGAAAAGGTCGAGCTGACTGCAGGATCAATGACGAATAGGGCCAATCTGGTGGCCTTGGTCACGGGGGTTCCTGGCGATCTCGAACATCTGGCTGCAATTGCCCCGCCTGTTCGGCGCGACATAGGGTTCAACGCACCCAAGGCCGCTGACGTATTGATGCGGGCTTGCAGCGCTCTGCCTCTGTTCGACGGTGATATGCCGATCCGGCACACGGGCACATGGCGGGCCAGCACGTCCCATCCCGTTGTTCATTTGGGTGAAAGCCTGTGGGCAGGTGAAAAAGAACGTCGCGACGGCCGACGCGTCGCAGGTGCGCTCTATCCCGCAGTGCCCTCTCGCCAAGCTCCGTCGCATGAATTGTGTACGGCCAGTGACTTGGAATGGATCAGAGATCGCATTCAAAGGTTCTGGAATTGGGGTAGCCCGGACAACGCGGACATTCTGATTGGGTGGATCGGACAGGCCGCATTGGGGCAATACCCGTCGTGGCGTACACACTGTTACATCAAAGGGAAGCACGGCTCGGGAAAGTCCACCCTGCTGAAAGTCGTGTCGGACCTGTTGGGGGGCATGTCTCTTGGCGTGCTGAACTCAACCAGTGCAGCAGCCTTGCGTCAAACGACGAACCGGATGGCAGTCGCGCGCATTATTGATGAGGCCGAAGGGTCCAGCGTGATCGAAGAAGTTATCGCGACGTTTCGGCTGATGTCGAACGCCGAAGGTGCGCAGGTGTCAAAGGGGACGGCGGATCATGCTGGTATCAAGTTTCAAGTCTACGGCGCTGGTCTATTGGCCTCGATCATTCCCGGTGGCATGACTCCGCAGGACCTGAGCAGGTTTGTTGTTTTGCCGCTTGGCGCGCGTGAGCGCGTCGAAAACCCCGAAGATCAAGCCATGCTGTTGGCCGAACTAGAGGGTGACGCCAAAGCACTCGGCCCCAAGGTGTGGGCGCGGATGTTGTCACTAGCCCCAGATCGTTGGGACGCCAGTTTTCGGATCTACAACAGTCTCGTTCAAGGATTGGGTGGGGACGCCCGCGCGGGTGATACTATCGGTGCCATCCTGACAGGGTGGGATCTAATGCTCTTTGACGCGCCTTTGATTTGCCCCGCCTCGGGGGAAGCGCAGCGCGATCGCATGTCTCGTGCAAGGGATATTGCCACACCATTGGTTGCCCAAGCCAAGAGAGCAGAGGAAGAAGGTGAGGCGGAACGCTTCCTGCGGATCTATCTTGGGACCTACATCAACAAGGATCACGGCGGGGCCATCACCGTGGCCGAAGTCATCGAGAAGATGCAAAAGGCCGGTGACGATTACGATAGCAATTTGCTTGGGCGCTTGGCTGGGCGGCTGTTGCCGGGGCCAGAGGGGCGGCGCGATCTGTTCATTGCCAATGGTGCGAACCCACAGCTCAACCGCGCTATGGCGGGGACCAGGTGGCGCGAGGGCGCGCATATCGACGCCTTGGATACGCATGAAGAGATCACCAAGCCCGATAAGCCTGTCCGCGTGGCTGGCAGGCCGATGAGGGGGCGCATCATCCCCGCGCGTTTCCTTCCGGGATATAACCCTGACCCTGCCAAGGGTGGGGGCGAAACAGATGACGATTGAGCCAGATATCGTAACGAATTGAGGTCAACCGTAACGCAAGAGGTAACGGGCGTAAGTTCATGAAAAGAATTCATAAAGCTGGAATATTCAGCGCGTTGTTACGCTGTAACGCTCATCAGAGCGCCCCACAGGCCTGTGTGCCTGTGTGTGCAGTATCACTTCTGAGCGTAACACTGTTTCACTCTCTCCAATTAAAGAGAAATATATATATAAAACAGTGGCTTGGTGGCGTGACAGTGGCCGTAACGCTGGCGTTACGATTTGGCGGTGATCGTAACGGGGTGAAAACATGGGCAGTTTAAGTAAGTCCGCGGTGCGGTGGCGTCCGGTGCATGCAACTGGGCAGATCGAGATCGATATAAGGGGGTTGATCGAGTGGGCGTTTCAGACTGAGAAAGCCCAACTGGAGTTTCCAGAGGACGGTATGCGGGCCCATGGCTTTGGCTACACATCGTCCACCGCTGCGATTATCGAACATGAACGGCTTGGCTGTCGGATTGACGGTGGCGGGACTTCGAGCTGCCATCCAGACGCGGATCAGGTCGCGGCCTTTGTTTCTGGGCTTTCTGTCGGGCACGGCGGTCGCAAGATGGCGGTTTGGGTTGCTGAGTTGGCTCGCGCGGGGCGTGCGCCGGATTGGATGAGGGACAGCCAGCCAAGATTTTTTCCGGCTGATGTTCACACCAACCGGCACGGTCGCCGAGCAAAGACTGAGGATGCGGCATCCTTGGGGGATGGTGGCTGGAAACCACAACCCCGGCGCAATAGGAAGCAGGTCATTGTGCATGACAAAGTCCTTTATTGCCCAGTGGTTTGCCGTCCGATGCCATCGGACATCGCTCGGGCGCGTCGTGCATACACTGCGTGGTGTTTGGCGCTGGCCGACATTCATTCAGCGGTTCGCGCCTATGGCCGATTGGTCAAGTTTGAACTCTTGCCGGATCTGCCTGATCCAAGGCCCTGGCTAAAGCTCGATTAAATTTAGTTCTTGACCGGCTAAACTCTAGGGGGATAGACACGTTACCAACTTCCGAATTGCGCCCGGGGCAGAGATGCCGCCGGGCGTTTTCGTTTCCGAATGCCAGAGCGCGCCCGTCGACAGGCGCGGATCACATTGGTCAGCTGCAGCGACGGGGCGGCTGGCGAACTTGCTAACAGATTGAAATCACGGGTCCTTCCCAGCGTGCCGACCGTATACGGGGCGGCTAAGCGCATGTGTTTTTGTCTGCTAAACCAAATGGAAAGCCTAAACTAAACTAAACATGAACATCGTAACCGCGTCCGAGCTGGCAAAGCTCTTGGAGAAATCACCCGGCCGGATCAGCCAAATGGTATCGGCGGGACAACTGGATGGGTGTTTCACTGGCAAGGGGCGTGCGCGCCGGTTCGATGTAAGCAAGGTCAAAGCCGCCTTGGGGCAAAGGTTGGATCCGGGGCAGATGTTGGGCAATGGTGCTGGGACCAAAGCAGCGCTGGATGCGATGGATGATCAGCCTGCCGAGTTGCAGCTGACAGAACAGCGGTCGAAGCCTTCGGGCGCCACAAAGCTCAAAGATGACGATCCTGATGGTTACAACCTGGCTCGAACGGCCAAGGCCACGGAAGAGGCGCGCAAACTGCGGCGCCAGAATGCTGAGGCCGAGGGGCTTTATGTGTTGGCCTCGGAGGTTGAGCTGGAAGTCAAGCGGGTGATCTCGCAAGAGATCGCCGAATTTGAGCAGGTCATGCGGGTTGGGGCCCGCGCGATCGCAGATGAGTTCGGCGTGGATTTCAAATCCGCGCGTAAGACCCTGATCGAAACGTGGCGCGCGCATCGCGCCAAGAGATCGGGCGTACTGGCGGAGGCTGCGACCTCGGCCAAGTTGAACGAAACCGAAAAAGAACAGGATATCTGATGGGTTTCCTTACCTCGGCAGCTGGTGTTGTCGGGCTTGCTGTGTCGCAGGCCATGGCACCGCCGCCGCCCCCTGACATTACGCGTTGGTGTGAAGACAACATTGTCTTTGACGCTCGTTCGCCGATGCCTGGCCCGTTCGATATCGAGCGTTTCGCTTTCCTCAAGGAAATCCATGAAGTTCAGTCGCCGGAGCACCCATGCCGTGAAGTCTCGATTAAGGGGTCGGCTCAGTGGGGCAAGACGGTTTCGATTATCCAGCCAACGCTCGGAGCCTGGCACGGTAGCACGGCGCTCGACAGTCTGGTGGTCCATCCGACAATGTCGGCGGCGACCGAATGGGTCGACAACAAGTGGAAACCCATGCGCCGCCAGGCGCCGGATCTCAAACGGGTCTTTGGTGATGGGCTTGGTGGTGGCGAGAACCGAGATCAGAAGTTCAATCAGGAAACGGTTGCCCGTGATGGCAGCCTGAAAGTTGCGTCTGCCGGATCCCCGGCTGATCTGACTGGCACGTCGCGCCGTTTGGTCATCCTGGATGACCTCTCCAAGTTTGAGATGACGGACAAGGGCGATCCAGAGGCCCTGGCGGAGAGTCGTGCCAGTGGATTCGAAGACGCAAAGATTGTTCGCGTTTCCACTCCGCTGATCAAAGGCACATGTCGCATCAGCCGGGCGTATGATCGCAGCGACAAGCGGGTCTTCGAAGTGCCTTGCCCGCATTGCGCAACATATGCGCCTCTGGAGTGGGACAACTTCGTGGCCAACATCGATCCGGAGAACCTGGAAAAGGCGCACTTCACCTGCAATTCCTGTCAGGGGAAGATCGAGCACAAGCACAAAGAGGCGATTGTTGCCAAGGGTCGCTGGCGTGCAACCAATCCCAAGGGCGATCATCCGGGGTTCTTTCTGTGGCGCGCCTATGCACCGATGCGGGATTGGGCGTCCATTGCCAAAGACTATGCGCGCGTCATGGGATGGACCAAGACGACAGGAACGGCCAGCAAAGAGGACCACAAGCAGGCCGTCGAAGCCGAGACCGAGCAGACGTTTTTTAATGACGTGCTGGGGCTGGACTATGAGCAGGCCTCGGGCGGACCGGACTGGGAAGAACTGCGCAATCGGGTCGAAGGTGCAGATGAGATCGAAGGTGGGTTGAAACCGCTGCCGGTTGGCGTGTTGCCTGCAACCGGGTTCATCTTTGTTGCGGGCGTCGACTGCCAGGACGATCGAACAGAAGTTCATTTCAAGGCATTCGCTCGAAACCACCAACGCTATACGGTTCATTACAAAATCATCCCGCACCATATCAGCACGACGGAATGCCAGCAGACGCTGAATGCCTATTTGAACCAGGAATGGCGAACGGAACTGGGCCACAAGGTCAAGCTTGACGCCATGGCCATCGACGGGGGCACCTATACGGATGATGTCTGGGCATGGGCTAAGAAGCATCCATGGTCCCGCGTGATCATCGTCAAGGGTGGGCGCAGTGACACCGGCCCACTGTTGCAGCCTATGAAGTTCGAACGCCGCAACGATGGTAAGGCCAAGCGCAAACAGAAGCGGGCCTTCATTCTCAACGTCTCATCCATGAAGGGGCAGCTCTATAAATGGGTAGAGCAAGAGGATCCCATGGAGCGGGGTTATTGCCACTTTGCCAAGGGGCTTGGCGATGAGTTCTATCGTCAGTTTGTGTCCGAGGTTCGAGTGTTGACCAAAACGCGCTCGGGCGTGGTGACCGCCAAATGGGAATTGGTTGAGCCGTCTCGCCGCAACGAAGTCTTGGATACCGAAATCTATGCTGAGGCCGTTGCGCGTCGCAAAGGGTGGGCTTCGTTCACTGATGCGCAATGGGACAATCTTGAAGCTGAACGGGGCCAACCGGCACCAGATGCGCAAGGCGACCTGTTTGATGCAGAGGTGCATGTGCCAACGGCGCCTGCAGCACCAAAGTCGGCAGAAAAGCCGCTAACACTCTCGGAGGTTCTGGCAGGCAATGACTGACACGGCGGTACTTGAGCAACGCCTGACCTCAGCTGAGGAAGCGCTGCACAAACTGATGACGGGAACGCAGGTTGTTTCGGTCGACTATGATGGCGCGGCGACCACCTTTTCAAAGGCCAGTGAGGTCCAGCTGCGTCGATACATTCGAGAGTTGCAGCGCAAGCTCGGCAAACCGTCGAGCGGTCGATCGTCCCGGAGGGTTGCGTTTTGAATAAGCCAGCAGCTCGGATTCGCCCGGGGTCGGTTCGGCTCAAGCCAGAAGCGATGCGGGATGCCGTTTTTGGTGCCACCGCGCCTTATGTTGCTGGTGATCTTGCCGTGGATACGATGCAAGGTTTTCAGCCATCGCGCATGGCACCTGATGCTGAGATCGGCCAAGGGCGGGACAAGATCACAGCGCGAGCGCGAGATCTCGCGCGCAACAATGGTTGGGCTGCCGGTGCGGTGTCCAAAGAAGTCGACAGCATCATTGGCGGCAACTTTCGCCCGTTCTGCAAGCCAGACTGGCGGGCGCTTGGGTTGGATCCGGTTTGGGCGCAAGAGTTCAAGGAAGAAGTTCAAGCCAAATGGCGCAACTATGCCGAAGATCCGCGTAAACTGGCGGATACGACGCGCAGTCAAACTGTGTCCCAGCTGTTCGGCACGGCCTATCGTGGATATCTGATCGAAGGTGAAGCGCTGGGGTTGGTGAATTGGCGTCGGAAACGGCCCACGCACACGTGTTTGCGTCTGGTGGATCCTGACTTGCTCAGCAATCCCTATGACCATCCGGACACGCCTTTTCTGCGGGGTGGGATCAACTTGTCCCGCGACGGGGTCGCTCTGGCCTACAATTTCCGTCAGTCGCATCCAAATACCAATCACACGGGATTCGACAGCCTGGACTGGAAACGGATCCGGCGTGAGTTGCCGACTGGTCGGCCGCAGGTGATCCACTTCTTTGACAAGCTGCGGGATGGCCAAACTCGGGGCGTGTCGCGCATGGCGCCGATTATCGAGCGGCTGCGAATGGAGGATCATTATTCCAAGGTCGAGCTGCAGGCAGCGGTGATCAATGCGGTTTTGGCTGCTTTCATCAAGTCCCCTATGGGGCCCGAGGCCATGGATGACATGTTCGGAGGGGATACCGAGGCGGCGAGCGCCTTCCTCGGGATGCAGGCTGAGCGCGGCAAATTCTACGACAAGAACAAGATCCGCTTAGGTGGATCCCAGGTCACCATGCTCTATCCCAATGATGAGATTGGAATGGTGCAAACGGCGCGACCAGCGGCACAGTTTGCCGAGTTCGAGGCCGCGGTGTTGCGCAATATCGCCAGCGGTTTGGGGATCTCCTATGAGCAGCTGGCCAGTGACTGGTCAAAGACCAACTATTCCAGCGCACGGGCGGCCATGATCGAGATCTGGCGCGGGTGGACCAATCGTCGGATCGCTTTTGCGCAGAACTTCTGTCAGCCGTTCTTCATGGCCTGGCTGGAAGAGATGGTGATCGACGGTCACATCAAATTGCCCAGCAGGGCACCAGATTTCTATGAAAACTGGGTGGCCTATACCCGGGCAAAGTGGATCGGCCCGGGCAAAGGGTTTGTTGATCCGGTCAAGGAAGCACAGGCCTCGGCCATGCGTGTGGCTCTTGGCATGTCGACGCTCGAAGAAGAAGCCGCCGAGCTGACGGGATCCGATTTCGGTGACAACATCGTCCAGATCAAGGCCGAGATTGAGATGATGCCCGACAACGTTCTGCATCCGATGCAGGAAAGTTTCGCGAAACTGCTGGGGCACAACGCTGGCCCGGTCATGTCGCCAGAGGACTGATCACATGAAATATCCGGAAATTGCGCAGCGTGTGTTTCACACGCCGCTTCTTGTTGCGCCGTCGAAGGCCGCGGCCTTTGTGCGTGGCCTGGGTCCGCGGATCACGGGTTCAGGCTCGATCGAGATTGACGGATTTGACCCAGAGGCCGACGCAGGACCGTCGAACAAACCCTATGCGTCCCTTCTGGATGATCGGCTTGGCGCCGAGATCCGCGCAGGTCAGCGGGATGCCTACCGGATGATTGACGGTGTCGCTGTCATTCCGGTGACCGGTGCGCTTATCCATCGGGGTGCCTGGGTGGGCAGCTTCTCGGGTGAGACCACCTATGAGGGGATCGGGGCGCAGATTGACGCCGCGGTCGAAGATCGATCCGTGCGGGGTATCGCGCTGGAGATTGACAGCCACGGTGGTGAAGTTGCGGGGTGTTTTGATCTGGCCGACCGGATCCGCGCCGCCAGATCAGCCAAGCCTGTTCATGCCTTCATCTGTGATCATTCCTATTCCGCGGCCTTTGCGTTGGCTTCGCAGGCCGATCACGTGGTGATCCCGCGGGCCGGGGGCGCGGGTTCGATTGGGGTGATCTGTCTGCACATGGATCGCAGCGCGCAGCTTGAAGCCTTGGGCTTGACCGTTTCGGTGATTTCCGCCGGCGAAAGAAAAGGCGACGCAAACCCTTATGAGCCGCTGCCTGACGGCGTGCGCGACAGGTTGCAGGGCGAAATGGAGCATCTGCGCCAGATTTTTGCCGAGACCGTCAGCGAGGGCCGCGGGGGTCGCATGGATGTCCAGCAGGTGCTGGACACCGAGGCCGGGTGCTTCCTGGGGCAAGAGGCTGTCGATCGGGGCCTTGCTGATGAAGTGGGGAGCCCTCGTGAAGCATTCGAGCGTTTTGTCGCTCAGATCAACGGGCAGGCCGGATCCTCGCCCATCATGACAACCAGTGAAGGGAAGAAACCCATGAGCACTTTGAAAAAGGGCAAAGCGGGCGGCAAGGTTGCGGCCTCATCCGACCAGGTGGAAACGCCAGAGGCCGAAGACGAAAATCTGGATGCAAATGCAGATGTACCTGAAGGGACCGAAGCAGAAGATGCCGCGCCCGAAGGGGGTGATGGGCCTGAGGAAAACGTCGATGACAATGTCGAAGGTGACCCCGATGGCGGATCTGACGGTGATGGGGCCGAGGCGTCCGCGATCGACAGCGATCCGCTGAAACGTGCCCAGGCCATCCTCGACTGTCCGGAAGCCGAGGGCCGCGAAGAGTTGGCCAAAGAGCTGGCGTTCAATCAGAACATGCCGCTGGCTTCGGCCAAGTCGCTCTTGAGCAAGGCGCCAAAGGGACAGGTCGCAGGGTCGCTGAGCACGCAGATGCAGGAATACGCGTCGGAGAGCGACATCGATACCCCGCCGGGCGGGCAGGCCCCGACCAACCCCGTGAAGGAAGCCGTTCGCAAGATGAACGGCAAGTGATCCCTCACGGGGTCCTCTGACACACATCCATTGAAACAGAACTGGAGATCAAAATGCCCCCTGTACTGACTGAAGGCAAAACCCCTGGCGATTGGCTGATGTATGAAGCCCCCAGCCACTATTCCCGCGAAAGTGAGATCATCACCGGCGGCAACTATGAATCTGGCACGGTTCTGGGTCGCATCACTGCTGACAAGAAACTGACCGTCTGTGATCCGGGCGCAAGCGACGGATCAGAGGTGGCAGTCTCGGTCCTGCATACTGGTGTCGATGCCAGCACCACAGATGCGCCCGGCCTTACCATCGCCCGCCACGCTCAGGTGTCCCGCATGGGGCTGACCTTCGGGGCGGGTTTTACCACGACGGCACAGCGTGACGCCGCCGTCGAGCAGCTGAAATCCAAAGGCATCGTCGCGATCTGATCGCCGGTTCCACCACCCCTTAGCGACCCTGTTTCGGGGTTGTTTCTTAGCTGAGAAAGGAGCCTTTCATGGCCCATATCGATATCTTTAAAGGTGACGCCTTCCGGGTCATTGAAATGTCCGAAGCCGTTAACGAAATCCCGATCCAGTGGGGCCGTGTTGGCGAACTGGGCATCTTTACTCCCAAGCCCATCCGCGGGACTACGTTCTCGATCGAGAACAAGGGCGGGGTGCTTCAGCTGATCAGCTCGTCGGAACGCGGCACGTCGTTGCCCGCTGGCGAGCGGCCGAAACGCAAATTGCGCCCCTTCGAGACCGAGCGCTTCGGTTTGAAATCCACAATTACCGCAAGCGATGTTGACGGGATTCGGGCCTTTGGTTCGGAAAGCGAGCTGGTTCAAGTTGCTGGCGAGGTCGCGGAACGGCAAACCACACTTCGAGGGTCCGTTGACATCACGCGCGAATATCTGCGGTGCGGTGCTTTGCAAGGGATCGTGATGGATGCGGACGGCTCCGAAATCCTCGACCTTTATGATGCCTTTGGGATCACCCGCAAAGAGGTGAATTTCGAGCTGGGCACGGCGTCAACAGAGCTGGGCAGCAAGGCCGAAGAGGTTGTGGATTATGTGCGCACCCATCTGTTGGGTGACGTTATGACAGGCGCGCGGGCCTTGTGTGGTCCCGACTTCTGGAATGGGCTGATGGCACATGACGATTTCCGTGCTCGGTTCCGTTATTTCGAGAACAACCGTGGCGCGGATCCCGAGCGTACCAATGTTTCGGGCGGCTTCGAATGGAAGAATATCATTTGGGAGAAGTACCTGGCCGAGGCTCCGGTCCCTCAGGAGGATGGATCCGCGATCGTCCGTCGGTTCGTCCCGTCCGATGAGGCTGTTTTCTTCCCGGAAGGAACGCGTCAGACGTTCAGGGATTTCAACGGGTCTGCTGATTATATGCCGATGGTCAACCAGCCGGGTCAGCCGTTCTATTCTGCTGTCTTCCCGGATGTACAGCAAAGCCGTTTTGTTGATGTCGAAGTGATGATGCAGACCCTTCCGATGTGCCTGCGTCCTGGCGCGCTGGTGCGTGGTCGCTTCTAAGAACCCGCGTCACAGCTGAATTGAAACGCAACCGGCGCAGATCTGCGCCGGTTCATCTTTTTCTGAGAGGGCATCATGAGCCAATCACCGAAAACAAAGTTCGTCTTTCTGACTGAGCTGCACCGCTTTGATCTGAACAAAACCGAGTCGCGGACGTTCCCTGCTGGCTGGACCGGGGAAGTTGCTGCCGACATCGCTAAATCGATTGACGCCGCAGACAAAGGCCTGGTCGCGGACACTGCAGAGGAACTGAAATCTCTAAAAGAAGGCAAGAAGCCCGCCAAACGCACGCGCAAGGCGGCCGCCAAAACCAATTCCCAGGCGAAGCAGAAAACCGCAACCAAATCGAACACGGCGAAGGTTCCGAATTCCGACAACGCCAATGGCGGCGATCCCAGCGAGACGCCGGGGGCAGGGGATCCGGGCGGCCAAACGGGTGACGGTAAGGACGGCACCAACGGGAGCGAGCCAAGCGGATCGACGGGTGCAGGAGATCCGGGAAGCCAAGCGGGTAACGGTGCAACCGATCCCGACGGCACCGCGGGCAATGACACGGTGACTGCAACCGAATGAGTTTTGCTGCGCAACAAGGCATCGACGCTGTCTTTGACACACTGGGCGTGGAGGCACGTCTGGATCCCGATGGCGTCGATCGGGGCGTGATGCTGCTGCCTTCGCAAGGGGACGAAGAGGCCCGGTTCAGCAGCGTCGATATCATTGATGCGTCAGGTGTCTTTGAGGTGCGCAAAGCGGATTGGGCCGGGTTTTCGGATGGTGCCATTGTGATGGTCGGCAGTGAACGCCGCAAAGTGCAGTCGCACCGTGTGCTGGATCGTCGCCGTCTGAAGGTGGTTTTGAATACGGTTTTGGTGGACTGATGCGGATCCTGGCGGCGGCAAGCGGCAATCTTGAAGAGTACATGGCTGAAGAGCTGGAGCTTGCGACGCTGGCCGTTACAGAGGGCGTCGCAACGACGCTCAACCGGACCAAAGTTGCCTTGCAGCGGGACACAATCAATGGAGGGCTTGGCCGTCGCCTTGCTAAGTCCTGGAAGTCGACCCTGTACCCCAAGCGCGGTGCCTCTTTGGGGGCCGCGGGGACGGTTCACACGAAGGCGCCGGTTCTGGTTCGGGCTTTTGAGGACGGTGCTTTGATCAGATCCGCGGATGGGTTCTGGCTGGCCATCCCAACCGACTCGGCGCCCAAACTTGGGATGGGGCGTAAACGCATCAATCCCTCGAATTTTCCCGAACATCGTTTGGGACCGCTGCGTTTTGTCTACCGCCCGAGCGGGGTGTCTTTGCTGGTGGTTGACAATCAACGGCTCACCAAGCGCGGCACCTATGCAAAATCACGCAGCAAAAGGGCTCTTGCGACCGGAAACGGACTGTCCACCGTGCCGATGTTCTTTCTGGTGCGGCAGGCGCGGCTCAAGCGCAGGCTGAACAGTAAGTCGGTGGCGGATCATCAGATGGGCTACATCGCCCAGGACACGGATGCGGCTTTCGCCCGCCTTGGAACCAGAAAGTCACGCTGATGGCATCCCGTCACGAAGCTATCGCTCTGGCACTGATTGCGGTGCTGGAGCCCTTGGACGTGCATGTCACGCGCACCCTTGAACTGCCGCGCAACTGCCCCAAGCCGGGGCTGGCAAATGTCGTGCTTGGGGATCCCGAAGAGGTGGATTATCAGCTCGGTGTCAACATTCGCGAATGGGCCCGCGGCTTTTCGATCGAGGTCATTGTCCAGCATCATGACGCGGATGCGCGCTTGGCCCTGTTGGATGATGTGTTGGTCGCGATCGGGGACAGGCTTCTAGAGGAAACGCTTGGCGGGCTGATTGATCATCTGGAGGTCGGCCCGCCAGTGAGTGCCGAAACCATTCCGATGGAAGGTGCTGCGTCCCTGTGTGGCGCAGTTATCGAGGTCACCCTTTTTTACGAAACTTCAAAAAACACAATGGAGATCCAGTCATGAGCAATGCACGTGGCGATGAAGCCAAACTGTTGGTTCGCACTCAGGCGGCCTTTGGTGCAGCTGAGGCCGCAGGGGCGGGGAAATTCCTGCATCTGCCGTTCTACAACTACAACGTGAACCCCTCAGCTGAAGTCAACGAAGACGAAGCGATCTATGGTGACGCATTCCCCGGCGATTCCGTCGACGGGTTGCGCGCCCTGGGCGGCAGCATGGTGGTTCCCATCGGGTTGAATTCCATTGGTTGGCACCTGCAGGCCTTGCTCGGCGCGCCGGTCACCACCGAAGTCCAGTCCGGGGAATATCAGCATGTCTTTTCCGCTACTGGGCAGCCAACCATCCCCTTGTTGACCCATGGGATCACGCATTCGCGCCGGGATATCCACTTTGTGCAAGACAGTCTTGCTTATGCCGGCATGGATATCAACGCACGCAAGAACAGCGAACGGGTGCGGGCGACCTTCAACCTGATCGGTCGTGAAGAAGAGACAGCAAACGCCACTCTGGACAGCACGCCGATTGTCTATGCAACCGACCCCAAGCCGGTTGGATATGTCGGAACGGCTGAGATTGACGGTGTTGGGGTCGCCGGTCTGACTGGGGTGAACATGTCGCTCACAAAAGGTATCGAGGCCGATCAGGAAACAATGAGCGGTCAGGCCACAGCATCAAGCATTGATCAGGGTATGTGGGGGCTGACGGGCAGCCTGGATGCCCGGTTCCGCGATCGTGACCTCTACGACAAGGCCAACTCTGGCGAGGCATTTGCCTTGAAACAGGTTTGGAGCCTTGGGGCGAAATACTCGTTGGAGATCCTGAAGCCGAATGTGCGCCTTGAGCGTACAGGTCTGCCCATCGACGGGCGGGGGATCATCAGCTCCAGCTACAGTTTCCGCGCGAACCGGCCCGCGATTGGGCAGAACCTTGTGACCGTGACCCTTCGGAATGAGGTCGCGGACTACAACAACCCGGCCTGATTGAAGATGGTGTTGAGATTGGGTCGAGGCATCGGTGTCCCGCGGGAACTGCCCGTGGGATACGGTGTCTCGTTTCTTGTTCGCGGTTTTTCTTATGCCGAGTTCAAGGAAGTTGAGTCCGCGGCGCAGCGCATTGCGCGTGAACAGGCGCCAATGTCCGAGCAGGCCGAGCTTGATAGCATGGATGACGAGGACATTTCACCGGAAACAGAGGATGCGGTGAAGGGGCGCTATGCCCATGCGCTGTTGCTGCTGATCCTGCTTAAATTCGGGACCGGCTGGCGTGGTGTCGTGCTTGCGCCAGAAGGTGAAGGCGAGGTTGTGGATCCGGACGCGGAAGAGATTGAGGCGCCGTTTGTCAAACCTCGTATCGAGGACTTTCTAGAGCAGTTTCCGGGGGCGGCTTTGTCGCTGCAGCAGCAGTTGCTGACCCCTTATCAAGCGGTATCGCTTGAGGGAAAAGGCTCCGCGCCCTCGCAAAGTACCGGTATTCCGGCGGGCTGAAGCACTGTGCCGGGTGTGCTGAGGCACCTGGTTTCGGATGCGCGAAATTTGGCGGCGAGGGCGCTTGCCAGGAAGATGTACAGCGACCCCGATCCATAGAGGGTCGCTTGTTTGCCGAGAATGCCCAGATCCTGCGTTTGCAGCTGCGCATGGGGCCGAGCGGACCAGTTGGGCTTGATGCCCGGTCGTGCTTGGCCCTGTTGGGTGCGCTCGGATATCCAGAAACGTTTGCCTCTTTGTTCCTGCCCTTTTGGGAGGCCGGGATGATGGAGGCCTATGAAGAACAAAGGCCAGATCCAGAGACATGAGTAAGAAGTCGCAGAGCTATGTGCTCCGTCTGAGCGCTGAAGGGCGCAAACAGTTGGAGCGTGATCTGATGGCCCTCGGTGTGTCGGGGGAGAAGTCCCTGAAGTCGATCCAGAAGGCGGCAAAGCCTGCGAGTGACGGGCTGAAAAAGACGGACAAGGCGGCGCGGGGCGTGAAGGATGCCCTGCGCTCGGTTTCGCAAGAGGTCCCGGCCATGCAGCGTCTGGGGCGCTTCCTTGGCACGACTGCGCTGGTCGGTGGTTTGGTCGCCTTTGGCCGGACCTCGCTTGATGTTGCCCGGATCTACCAGGCGTCGATGAAGCGGGTGCAGGGGGTTCTCCGGGCCACTGAGGGGCAGATGGCGCTTTTGGATGCCAAGGCCCGGGAACTTGGCGCGACAACGGCGTTCACGGCCTCACAGGCCGCCGACGGGATCGAAACGCTGGCCAAGAATGGCCTGTCAGTTCAGCAGATCCTGGACGGGGCGCTTGACGCCACCTTGGCGATGGCCTCGGCTCTGGGGGCCGAACTGGCGCCGTCTGCGGATCTGGTCACGGACCTGATGTTGCAGTTCAAGCTGGAGGCAGAAGAGCTGCCGCGCATTGCGGATGCTGTCACCGGCGCGGCTCTGAATTCCAAGTTCGGTTTCGATGATCTGCGTCTCGCCATCGGCCAGGCTGGCGGTGTGGCTGGCAAGTTTGGGGTCGAGCTGGATGAATTCCTGACCTCCCTAGCTGCAACTTCATCGGCTTTTGCGTCCGGTTCGGATGCAGGCACCAGCTACAAAAACTTCCTGGCCCGTCTTGTTCCGCAGGGCAAGCAGGCAAAACAGGCCATGGATGAATTGGGCCTGCAGTTCTTCGACAATGAAGGCAAAATGAAGTCTATGGCCGAAGTCGCCGAAGAGCTGCGAAACGGTGTTGCTGGTCTATCGGAAGAGGCGCGCAACAGCGCACTGCAAACAATTTTTGGGACCGATGCGATCCGTACAGCGCTGGCTCTGGCGGACATCGGAGGCGACGGGTTCCGGGATCTCGCAGAAGGTTTGAAAGACGTATCGGCGCAGGAACAGGCCGAGGTACGCTTGCAGGGTCTGGATGGGGCTCTGAAAGAGGTGGCCGCAGCCTGGGAGGCCCTGCAGCTTGAGGCCGCGCAGAACGGTGGGTTGGATGTTGCAGAGGCGAAGGTCGACCGTTTGACAGACGCGTTGCGCTATCTGGCCGAGAACTTCCCAATGGTCGAAGAGGCGGCCAGCCGCGTCGCGCAGGCGCTGGTTGTTGTGCTTGTCGGGCGCGGGATCAAGTTGGCTGTGGCGCAAGCTGTCGCTATGCGCGCCGCCTACATCGAGTTGGCAACGCAGGTCACGGGTGTGGGGACATCGGCGTCTCGGGCGGTGGGACCGCTTACGCGCCTCGGTCTGGCAGGTCGCGCTTTGACCGGTGTTTTGGGTGGGCCCTTGAGCCTGGCAATCACTGCTGCATCGTTGGTGGCCCTGGGATTGGATGCGGACAAGGCGTCAGACGCCATTGGCAATTCCGAATTGGCGGCAAGTGATGGGGCTGCAGCAATTGAAGCCTATGCAGAGGCCAGCAGGCTCGCCGCGGAGGAACAGGACAAGTTGGGCGGCAAGGTGTCCGCATCGACGGCTGAGCTGCTGCGACAGGGCCGGGCGGCTGTTCAGGTTGCGATCGACAAACAGAAGATGTCGCAAGCTGAGTTGCTGGCCACAGCAAAGGGCGATGGTCTGTTGAACCCTCAGCATATTCAGGGGGCGACACAGGAAATTGCCGAGATGTCGATGGAGGCTTGGCGGAATGCCTTAAAGGGCGTGCGTGGTCCTCGTCCCGAGTACGACGATAGAACGGGTCAATTCAGCAACCTCGGGCCGGTCTTTGATCGTGTCGTTGATGCGTTGGCCTCGATCGAAAAGGGAGACCGCTCATTTGAAGCGATTGCGGCGGATCTCAAGACAGTTGCAGGAACCGGTGAAGAGGCCCTTAGCGCTATCCAGCTGCTGGATGATGCGACCAAGGGCGTCGCCGATACTGACCTGCAGACCGCGCGCGATCACCTGGCTGGCCTGGCGGAACAGATTGGCGGCTTCGAGGAGCAGCTTGCAGAGATCAGAGACAGTTCTTCTGAGGCGGATCTGATCGTCGCTTACGAAAAGCTGCGTCTGGCCATGAAAAATGCGGCTGCCGCCGGGAAACTGCTACGGCAGGGCGGTGAAGACGGGATCCTTGCATTGGTGGACGCGTTGGCTCGGGGCGAGATCCGCCTGCAAGAGTTCAAGGATCTGCTGAACGGCACTTGGGAGGCCAGCAAGGAAAAGCCTGGAAAGACCTTCCCGGAACAAGTGGCAGAAGATGCTGACCGGGCAGCTGTCAATCTCAGGAAGATGATCGATGCGCAGCGCGAGTATGCCCAAAGCCGCATGGTGGGTGGCATGCCAGATAGCAGCAAGCCGCTGTTGAAGCAGATCGCGGATGCAAGCGATGGCGCCAACGCTTCGGCGCATATGCTGCGCTTCTTTGAGGGTTTCCGCTCCGTACCATATTGGGACGTTAATGCCGATCGGGTCGGATATGGTTCGGATACGATCACGCTGGAGAGCGGCGAAGTGCGGGCGGTTACCAAGGGCACCCGCGTCAGTGTCGAGGATGCAGAGCGGGATCTGTTTCGGCGCATTGGCGATATCCATGAGGTGATTATCGGCAAGCTCGGTCAAGATCTCTTCGACAGCTTCACTCCGGCACAGCAGGGCGCGGTTTCCTCGTTGGTGTACAACTACGGCGCGGGTGACTTTTCGGAAACAGGGGATCTGGCCGGAGTTCTGGCCGCGTTGCGTGAGGGGTCAAATGCAGATGTGGCTGCTGCGATCCGGGGGCTGAGCGGTCACAACCAAGGGGTCAACGCAGGGCGCCGCCATACCGAGGCGCAGGTGTTTTCCGGGAATGTTGGCGTCGATGAGTTGGCGGCACGCAGTCAAAAAGAGCGGGATGCGGCGCTGGAACACCGGCGCAGGGTAACCGAGGCGCAGGTTAAGGCGCTTCAGGATCTGCTGGCGGCAGGCAAGGAGCAAGAGGCGCAGCTGGCCCTGGAAGTATCGATGATGGGCCTGTCCGCGGCGGAGCAGGCGCGGTTGACCTATGTCCATCAGGCTCTGACCGATGCAAAGCGCGCCGGTATCGACGTCGATACGCATGTTCTGGAGGATGGTCGCCGACTTATCGAGGTGATCAATGAACAGGCTGACGCGATTGCTCGGCGCACTGCGGAGCAAGAGCGTGGGAAGAACACGGGCGATGCTGGTCAGCGAGACCTTCAGGATTCCAGCGATGCGGTGCGCGCTGCCTTTGACAACTTCAAGCAAGGCGGCGAAGGCGTGCGCGGCTTCTTCGATGATATTGCGACACATGTCGCCGACAAACTCTGGGAACTCGCGTTTGATCCTGTCTGGGATTACCTGGGCAACTTGATCGCTGACCTGATCGGTAATCTTGGCGGTAGTTTCGGGCTGAATGTGGCGCCCGCGGCTGCCACAGGTGGCGGCTTTCAAAAACTGGCCGTGGGCGGTGGCGTCCAGTTTGGCGGCCGGGCCCATGGCTTGATTGGTGGCAGTGGTCACAGCAGGCAGGACAACATCTTGCTGTGGGGATCTCGCGATGAATTCATGCAACCTGCTTCTGCCGTCAATTACTACGGTCGGGACTTCATGGAGGCGGTTCGCCAGCGGCGATTGCCTCGGTTGGCAGATGGCGGTTTCCTGGGCGGTTTTGGTGGTGGTGCCGGGGCCGCATCTGGGCCAGTTGGCGCTGCTCCCACGATTGTGTTCGAGGACCATTCATCAGGCATTTCCGTCAAGGAAAAAGGCGAAAGCCGCGGTGCGGACGGCGGTCGACGTTGGACCTATGAATTCTCTGATCGAGTGGGTGAAGCGATCGAACATCCCGGTGGCGGCGCCCGCAGGAGCCTCAAGAACAAGTACGATCTGACTGACCGGGGGACGTTGCGATGACTGTCCCGACTTGGCCGGTCGACCTGCCGCGCCCGCAACGACGCGGCTTTCAGGGCCAGCTTGTCGACCCTCGTTCAAAGCGCAAGGCGGATACTGGGATCCCCGGATATCGCCGCCGATGGTCGCAGACGGCCCGGGATATCCAAATGACGTTGAAGGTGACGCGTTCCCAAAAGGCTGTCTTTGATCGCTTTCTTGAAGAGACGATCGACATGGGAGCAATCGCTTTCTACATGCCCGATCCGACCACCGACGGCTGGCAGTTTCTGACAGCGGACGGGCAGCCATTCCTGACATCGGAGGGGGCTCCGGTGCTGCTGGCCGCGCAGTGGCTCTGCATGCTTGGCGATGAAATGCCTCAAGAACGAATTGAGGGGATCAGAACGGTGATCAGCTTCAGCATTGTGGTGCTGCCATGAGGCGTGTGTCGCTGAATGCACGCCGTGCGGCAGATGCGCCTTTGAGTTCTGAGGCCGAAGTGGCGCTGTTTGCCATCGAACACCCGTCGCTCGATGCGCCGATCCGCCTGTCCACGGATCCGACAGAGCGGATCTCGGTTGAGCCTCTTGTTTATGGCACGCGCTCACCTTGGGCCGGTGCAAACGTTGTGGCTGATCCGTATCTCTTCGTACTGGCCTCTGCCGAGTTGCCATCGGATCTTGAGGATGCACCTGCAGCCGGAACCATTGTCCTGGAGAACGTAGACAACCGGATTTCCCAACTGTTGCGGGGGTTCACGGATCGCCCGCGCGTCCACATGGCCGTGGTTTTGGCCTCTTCGGTTCATGTTCCCGAGGTCCAATATCGGGACCTGCACATGATGAGCAGCAACGGCGACTTTGGAGAGGTGAGGATCCAGATGTCCCGCCAGCCGATCGAAGACGAAACCGTGCCGATGGATCGTTTCACGAAATTTCGTTTCCCGGGGTTGTTCGCATGAGCTGGTCAAACCGATACGTGGGCATCCCGCAGGCCGACCATGGCCGCAGTGAAATGGGCTGTGATTGCTGGGGCCTAGCGTGTCTTGTCTACGCGCAAGAACTGTCGATCGAGTTGCCGGGTTATGACGGCGAATATGTGTCGCCCGACGAACGCGCGGAAATCGCCGGCCTCATTGATGCACAAGAGGCGGTCGGTCCCTGGAGCCAGGTTGAGACACCGCAGGCCTTTGACCTGCTGCTGTTCCGCCGGGGGCGCTGGCGTTCGCATGTCGGTATCTTCGTGGCGCGGGATTTGATGCTGCATATCGATGGGTCTGATCAGGCTCGGGTAGCGTCCTTGTCGGCCCCGCGTTGGGCGGTAAGGCTCTGCGGCATCTACCGGCATGCTCAGGCGGGGGATCTGTCATGAGAAACGGTGTATCCGTCCTGACGGCCCCGCTTCTGGATCCGGGGCATGCGCGTCGCGAACTGGAGCTGCCAGAGGGCTTGAGCCTGGCTGAAATGATCGCGACGGCCTTTCCTGGGCTTGCGCCTTCTGACCACAGCAGTGTGCGCGTGGTCTTGGTTACGAAGGAAGGGGCCGCCCCGATCGACGCACGCTTTTGGGCGACGACCAGACCAAAATCCGGGGTTCGGGTTGTTATTCGGATCGTGCCGGGCAAGGACGCAGCGCGAACCATTCTCTTGGCTGTCGTGGCCGTTGCCGCCACCGCATTTGCAGGGCCGCTGGCTGGGGCCATTTTCGGCAAGACGACGCCTTTCCTAACGGCCGCAATCGGCACCGGCCTGACCGTCGTCGGGGGCCTTTTGGTGAATGCACTTATCCCGATGCAGACACCCGAGCAGGACCGTCGAAAGAACGCCTATTCGATCTCTGGATGGGCCAACACGGCACGCCAGAATGAGCCGGTGCCAGACGTCTACGGGCGTCACCGGACAGCGCCGCCCTTTGCCGCCAACAGCTATACAGAGGTTGTCGGAGATCAGCAGTTTGTGCGCGCGTTGTTTTGCGTTGGTATGGGCCCGATCAAGAGCTCGGATGTTCGGATCGGCAACACGTCGATCGATGAATATGACGAGGTCGAGATTGAGATCCGCGAAGGGCGTCCCGGTGACGCGCCAATCTCGCTCTATCCCCACCAGGTGCTGGAACAGGCCGAGGGGATCGAGCTTGTACGGCCCCCGGAGTTGGACGACGCCGGAGAAGCGACGGGTGGTCCGAGTGTCGAGACGCCAGTGGTGCGTCAGACCGCTGCTGATACGCAGGACGTCAACGTCATCTTGTCCTTTCCCCAGGGGTTGTTTGCGGTCGATGACAAGGGACGCAAAGCCTATCGCACCATAACTGTCAGGATCCAGCAGCGCCCGGTTGGTGATGAGACCTGGCAGCCTGTGACTGAGTTGGAGATCTCGGGTCTGAATGACCGGACGATGTATCGCCAGTACAGGTGGCAATTGCCGAACCGCGGCAAATGGGACATCGAAGTCACGCGGATGACCGATGACGCCGCAGGATCGTCAGTGGTGGATCGCGTCAATCTGGCGGCGCTCCAGTCGATCCGCCCTGAGGGCCCATTGAACATCGACAAGCCCCTGGCGTTGATCGCCATGCGGATCCGGGCAACTCATCAGCTCAACAACGCGCTCGACAGCGTCAATCTGATTGCGGAACGTTATGCGCTTCGCTGGGATGGCACCGGCTGGAGCGAAGGGCTGCCGCGCAACCCTGCGGCGGCGTTTATCGCTTTGCTGCAGGGGCCATCAAACCCGTTTCCCGTTGCCGACACGGAAATCGACTGGGAGATCCTGAAGGACTGGTATCTTTGGTGCGAAGAGAAGGGGCTCAAATACGATCGGGTTGTCGAAACCGGCCAGTCCTTTGGAGATCTGCAGCGCGAGATCTGTGCCGCGGGGCGCGCGTTCCCGCGTCACGACGGGATTTCCTGGGGTGTGGTGATCGATCGCCCGCAGGATCTGGTTGTGGATCACATCAGCCCGCGGAATTCCGAGGGCTTCAGCTGGTCGCGGTCCTATTTCGATCCACCGCATGGTTTCCGCGTCAGTTTCTTTGACGAAACCAATGATTTCGTCTCGGCTGAACGCCTCATTCCCTGGCCCGGTCATTCCGGGGACATGACCACAACCGAAGAGATCCAGATCCCGGGCAAGACTGACCCGCGTGAGATTTGGATCGAGGCGCGGCGGCGGATGTATGAGCTGATCCATCGGCCCGATACGTTCACCACGTCTCAAAGCGGGGCGGTGCGGGCCGTCACGCGCGGAGATCTGGTGATGGGCGCCTACGATGTGCTGGCCCATGACCAGTTGGCGGCGCGGGTGCTGACTGCCGAAGACAGGTTGATCGAGATCGATGATGTTGTGTTCCCTGAGGAAGGGACAGATCTGGGGATCCGATTCCGTATCTTTGCTGACGAAGAAGACACCATCGGCGCCTCGGTGGTGCGTTCTGTTGTGGCTCCAGTGCCCAAGGCACCTTTGCTTGAGTTGCGCGGGGATGGCCCTGCGCCTGCGGTGGGTGATCTGATCCACATTGGCCCGCTGGCTCATTTGAGCGAGGCGATGGTGGTCAAGGGCATCGAGGCGGGCAGCGAGTTCAGTTCGACCCTCAAATTGGTTCCGGCCGCCCCGCAGATCGACGCGCTGACGGACGCCGAAGACCCGCCCGACTGGAGCGGCCGGGTAGGGTCCGAGATTGTCTTGGGGGCTCAAAAGCCGCAACCACCGCGTCTCGTTTCTTTGGTGGCACCGTCCAGATACACCGGAGGGGAGGATCCGGGTGATCCTGCGGAGCCCGCCGATACAACCGTGACGATTCAACTGGCCCCGGCAAGCGGCTCTGTGGCTGTGTCCCGTTTCCGCGTCGAGTACAGGGCCGTTGGGGAAACGGCTTGGCAATCACAGGAAGTGGCAGCCGCCAGTTCCAAGGTCCATATCCATGGCGTCCTGACAGGTAGTGAGATCGACCTGCGGGCTTTTGCGATTTCGTATGACGACACGATCAGTGATCCAACCGCCACTCTGGTTGTCGAAGCGGGGACCGGATCAGCGCAATTGCCCCCAGCGATCGATGCGGATGCGGTGCAGGTGGACGGCGGGCTTGGTCACGCGGTTCTGAGCCTACCGATGCCAGCTTCACCGGTGGATCAGGTGATGGTCTATCGCGTGCCTTATGGCGAGGTGTTGGACCGGGATCTGCATGCGTTGCCTGAGGCTATCACGGGGCCGTCAGGTGCAACGATCAGCTATGTCGACGGGGATGCAACGCGCGCCAACCTGCTTGCAGACCCTTCTTTCGAGGGCAGCGGCTGGACGCTTGGAACGGGTTGGAGCCAATCGGGTGGTGAGGCTGAGCATGTCTCTGGCGACGCAGGGGATCTGAGCCAGACAATCGACCTGACCGAGGCGCGCACCTATCATTTCAGCGCGAACGTCACCGCCTGGAGCGGCGGGGCGCTGACGCCGAAGCTGACGGGGTCCACTGATCTTGATGGCTTGCCAATCAGTGCCATCGGGCGGGCATTGCAGAGCTTTGTCGTGCCGTCCGGTCAAACTGGGCTTGCACTCTCAGCCACCGCCAGCTTCGTCGGAAAACTCGATGAGGTGGCGCTGTACTTGGCAACGGCCGCCACGCTGACGCCGGGGATCTACCGCTACTATTTCGAACCCCGCACGGTCGATGGCCTGCCTGGCCCGCTGTCCGACCCCTACCAAGCAACCGTTCTTTGAGGTGATACCATGAGCGCAGGAGTAAAATCCGTAGATTTTCAACAGTCGGCGGTGTTGACCGAGTTCATCGGCAACCACGAAGGATCAACAAAGCGGGCAAAAGTCAGCATGGTCGCGGCACAGCTGCTTGCGAGTGGGCCCATTGCAGAGCGTATGGCGCAGCTGGAAAATCAGGTGTCCGGCGGGATCAAGGTGTATGTGGACACCAAAGCCGAACTGGATCTTGAGGCGGGGGTTGATGGTGACAATGGCGCCGTCATCAGTGGGGTCGATCGGGGGCTCTATCGCCACGATGGCACCAATTGGGTGAAGACATCCGATTTGCCGCCTGGATGGGTTGAGGCCGTCAATCAAGAGATTGCCAACGCGGATCTGGAGGATGTGCCGGAAAAGACGATCAAAGGCCGCGCGGCGAATGGCACTGGCGAAGTCGCTGACCTGACCGTTGCAGAGGTTCTGACACTGATCGGCTTGAATGAAGTCGACAACACTCGCGATGTAGACAAACCGGTCAGCACTGCGCAGCAGGAAGCTCTGGATGGCAAGGCAACAGCAGAACAAGGTGAGAAGGCCGACAGCGCCGTCCAGCCCGATGCGCTGAGTGCGGCTCTGACCGGCAAGAGCGACACCAATCATCGCCATAGCATCGGTGATGTGGAAGGCCTGAAGGCTGAACTGGAGAGCAAGGCCACCTCGGCCCAAGGGCAAAAGGCTGACACGGCTGTCCAGCCCGGCGGATTGAGCGCAGCCCTTGCTGATGTTCGCAAGGACTTCGATCTTGGGCTGGTGAGTGACGCGGAGCGCGCGGAAACACGTGCGGCCTTTACCTCTGATCTGAGCGGTGACCCGTTGGCCCGAAAGCCGATCGAGGTTGGCACGGTGCAGGTGTCGGCGCTGATGGGCGCGGTTCTGCGGATCAACGGCGAGACTGACGCAAGCAACGGCTTTGTTGACGTGTCCCGGCGCAGTGTCTGGCCGGTGGAGCCTGAGGCGATCTACCGGATCCGGGTTCAGTTTGCCCGGGCCGCTGATCCGGTCGATCCAAGCGGGCATTCGGTCGAGCTGCGCTTGCAGTCTCTTGGCGCCAACAAGGGGACCATCACCAGTCAACGGCTGACCCCGGTGATGAACCCTGTGGTCGCGGATGGGGTCGAGGTCGCGGAATGCACGGTGTCGACGTCCGATCTGGCAACCTATCAATTGCCTGATGGCGCGCGTTACTTCACGCCGTTCTTGCGGATCTACGGTGACGCGCATCAACTGGACGTCGCCAGCATCGAAGTGATCAACATCACCGAATTGCAGGCCGTGAAGCGAGAGATTGCCGAGCATCTTGGCGATACAGACAACCCCCATGGCGTCACCAAGGCGCAGGTCGGGTTGGGCAACGTGGACAACACCCGCGACCTCGACAAGCCCGTCAGCACCGCACAGCAAGCAGCGTTGGATGGTAAGGCCACCACCGCGCAGGGTGCCAAGGCGGACAGCGCGGTGCAGCCTGGTGATCTGTCTGCCGTGGCAACCAGCGGATCCGCCGAGGATCTGACCGAGGGGGCCACACGCAAACTGATGACGCCTGATGAGCGCGCCAAAGTGGGTCATGTGAGCGTCAGCGCGCCAACGGATCTCGATGCCCTGCGGACACGCGTTGATGACTTGGATTCCGCTGTGACGCTCAAGGGCGAATGGGATGCGGGCTCGGGCGCATTTCCGGCGGGCGCAATGGCGGGGCATGCCTGGATTGTCAGCGGTGATGGGCAAGTTGATGGGCAGGACTTTGCACAAACTGACCGGCTGATTGCCCTGGTCGACGGTGCGTCGACAAGCACCTACGCCGATAATTGGCACAAGGCCGACTACTCGGACAAAGTGAGCAGCGTCAATGGACGGGGAGGGGCCGTTAACCTTGACCCCGCTGATGTTGGCCTTGATCAGGTCGATAACACACCCGACACAGACAAGCCCGTCAGCACCCCGCAGCAAGACGCCTTGGATCAGAAACCTGATCGAAGCGAGCTGGCCGCAGAAGTGGCCGCCCGCACCGCGCTTGTAACGGACACCGGGACTGCCGAGGTGCCCGGCATTGGTCCAGTTTCCGCGTTTACAGAGGCTGGGCCAGACGGGGCTGTCAGTGAAGCCACGCGCGCCAGCGATGGCCGCATGGCGGTGATCAGCAAAGACGGAACGCTCGACATCGTAGCAACGGAGAAACACGTGGATGAAGTAGAAAATGCCCGCGCAGGTCTGGTGGATGATGTAGGAGATGCGGAAGTGCCAGGCATTGGTGCCGTTTCCTCGTTTTCTGAAACCGGACCGGATGGAGCCGTTAGCGAAGCCACACGCGCAAGCGATGGCCGTAAGGCAGTGATCGGCAAGAAAGGAAAACTTGATCTTGTTGCCACCGACGAGCAGGTGGATGAAGTGGCAGAGGCCCGCGAGGATCTGATTGATGAGATCGGCCCGGCTGTTGTGCCAGGCGTTGGGGAGGTTTCCGAGTTCTCGGAGGCAGGCCCTGACGGTGAAGTCTCCGAGGCCACGCGCAAGAGCGATGGCGGCAAGTTCTTTCTTGGCTCGAACGGGCGGTTGGCCAGGGTCGCCACAGTCGAGGATCTGGTGGAAACCACGGACGAAGATCCGATGATCGTGCCCGGTGTCGGGCAGCCTGCAGAGATCGCGCAGACCCCGGACGGCGAATTGGCTTATGCCCGTTCTAAGTTGGGTCATACCTTCAAGGCGCGGGGGGGTAAGATGGTGCGCGACACCGCGCCCCGGTATGACCTGCTCATCTACGGCGAAGGGTTGGCGGCGCTGACGGCGGCGCGCATGGCCTCTGATCTGGGCCTGAGCGTGTGCCTGGTCTGCCCGCGTGACCGCGTGGGCGGCATGATGTCGGGCGGGATCTCCGACGCGGACATGATGACGGACGGAACGTCTTCGACCCTGTGGCGTCAATACACCGGCGGTTACACCGACGCCTTTTTCACCGAAATGAACGGGGTGCATCACGGCTATTACTGGCAGCCCAAGCTGTTTCAAGCGCGTGCGGCGCAGGCCGTCGCCAACCGCTGGGCTGCTGAGTATTGCGACCGGGTCATCCTCAACAGCCCCATTCACGACGCCTTTCAGTCGATGGGTGTGGAGCGTGGGCGCATCACCTATGTGAACACGTCCGAGGGGCCGGTGCAGTGTGGTCAGATGATCGACGCCAGCTATACCGGGGACGCGATCCGCGCCGCTGGCGTGAGCTGGACCGCGACCCGTGAAGCGATCAGCGATGAAGAGCCTGAGGGCGGTTTCAATTGGGCGGGGCGCAGCACCATTGCGACCGGGTTGGACGTGAAGGCCGCAGCGCTCGACATGGGCTTTTCAGAAGTGCCGGCCGAAGCGTTTGACCTGGCCGGGGTGACCCGTGTGGCGGACACATCGGGTCTGCCTGCGGATGGAACGGCAGAGGTGGCGCAGATGGCGTTCCATTGCCGGAGCAACATCACCGATGCCCCGGATCGCATCCCCTTCGCGGATCGCCAGCCAGAAGGCTATGACCGCCGCCGCTATGTGATTGCACTGGCCGAAGCCAAGGCAAAATCTGCGACGGACATTTGGGACGTCATTGCCCAGCAAGGCGGGGATGTGCCGGTGATCACCGGGCAAACATCGGTGACGATTGCGAACACAAATTCCGGGCTGACCGGGGCGTTTCGCCTGCCCGGATCTTATGCCACCGCAACCTGGTCCGAGCGGCGCACAATCGAGCGCGATGTGATCGGGGCGTGGGTCGGGTTCCTTTACTTCTTTGCCACCGATGCAGCGGTCGCAGCCGAGTTGCCAGCCTTGCAGGCGAGTGTGCAGGACTGGGGGTGGGATCCGCGCGAATGGATCGGATCGCCCTATGGTGACGGCATTCCGCACATGGCCTATGAGCGTGAAACCATCCGCCTGGTCAACGATCACGTTCTGACCCGGGCCGACCTGCAGGTGGCGTGGGATGATCCTGCGGCCCCGGCAGATCCGGTCGGCCTGTTTCGGTACAAGTTCGACACCAAAGCCCTGCGACAGGTGGCGATTGATGCCGAGGGCGACGGCTCCAATGTGACACTGGCGCACGAAGGCTTTGCCAGCTCGGGCCTGCCTGCCACCTATGCCATTCCGCTGTCCGCCTGCCTGCCGCGCGCGGATGAGTGCCGCAATCTGGGCGTGGCCTGGTGCGTGGCCACTACCCACATCGCCTGGCGGTCGCTCCGGATGGAGCCATCGGGCGGGATGATGGGCGAAGCGCTGGCCGCTGCGGCGGCGCTGGCTCTGGAAAAGGGCATCGCCCTGCAAGCCGTCGACTATGCCGACGTTCGCGAAATTCTCTTGGCCCGTAGGGCTGTTCTCTCTGTGTGATAAGGAAATCAATCATGGCTATTCGTAAAACCACCGGCCCGATCAACGCACCCCTGGCCCCCGTTGTCATCGCCGGGGCCGAGTATCAGGCGGTGCAGGCAATGGGCGCAGGCGCGCATTACTGGCGGGTGTTTGAGCGCGCTGTGACCGGCGCGGGCACGGCTGACTTTGCGCTGACGGCCCGCGCGGGCGACACGCCTCTGCACCCGAAACTGAGCACCGGCACGGGTCCAGAGTTGGGCGAAGACAACAACGTCAGCTATCTGGCATTCAACGGCCAGACCAATGATGTGCTGATCACGCCCGATGGGATCGAGGCTTTGCCAACCGATCCGTTTGCGCTGATCGTGACCGCCTATCAAGGCCCTAATGCCGAAGGGGTGATCGCGGGGAACAGCGCTTACATGACCACCGACAACGATCCGGACAACGATTATTGGCAGGGCTTGATCACCGGGATTTATGGCAATGACGATGATCTGGCGGGCTGTACGTCCGGGCAGAATGCGCGCGTGACCGCGCCGGATGCATCGACCTATCGCGACAACAAGTGGCACGTGATTTCGCTGCTGTTCTCGGGCGGAGCTAGCGACACGCTGCGCCTGCGGGTCGATGGTGTCGAGATCGCCTCGGGCACCGACCTGGCCAAGCCGCAGACCAGTTCCGGCTATCGCCGCCTGATGGTGGGCGGGGCTCTGAATGGCGTATCGCCCATGTCGCCGTTTTTTGGCCGCATCAATGCTGTCGCCGCCATGCCACGTGATCTGAACAACAGCCCGGATCTCGCCACCATCGAAACCTATCTGGGTTCCGTGGTCGGGCTGGACCTCTAAGGGGCTGATCGCGATGACCAACAAGCCAAAGTTTGACGCGACCATCAATCTTGGTCACGTGCTGACGATGGTGACCCTGCTCATTGGCGGGGCTGCTGCCTATACCAGCATTCAGGTGTCCATCACGAAGCTACAGCTTGAAATCAAGCATGCTGGCGGCCGGATGTTCGAGCTTGAAAGCGACGTCAAAGGGCTGTCCGAACGGGTGCGGATGCTCGAAATGAACCGCCTTCGCAACCCGTAAAACCCATCAAAAGACAAACGTTTGCCCCGCCTGCGGGGTTTTCTGTATTGGAGGAACCAATGAACCGACAACCGTTCTATGACCACGTGACCGCCAAACTGTTCCACGGCTCACTGCCGGACTGGCAGCGCCAGCCCTTGGATCAAATTCTGGATGAAGCCGTGCGACGAGCGCGGCGGCTGCAAGAGACGGCCTATGTGCTGGCGACCGGCTACCATGAAACCGGCCGCTTCAAACATGACGAAGAAATCGGCCAAGGGCAGGGGCGTCCCTACGGGATCGAGGTGCACCTGTACAGCCACAAGAAGGTTGCCTATTTCGGTCGTTCGTGGCCCCAGCACACCTGGCTTGGCAACTACGCCAAAATGTCCATCGCGGCCTCTCTTGAGTTCCAGCGGCCAATCGATTTTGTGAACAACCCGGATCTGATCAAGGATGACCCGGCGCTGGAAGGCTGGGCCATGTGGGAGGGGTTCGTCACTGGCATGTGGACGGGCAAGAACCTGGCCGACTATTTCAGCGAAGATCATGCCGACTATGTCGAGGCCCGCCGGATCGTGAACGGCACCGACAAGGCAGAGCTGATCGCGGGCTATGCCCGAGAGTTCGAGGCGGGCTTGCGATTGATCGATGGGGGCCAGGTGCCGCAACCGCATGGCGGATGTCCGTTGAATGTCACCACGTGCCCACGGGTGGCGGGCGCATGATCTGGTTAAAGCTGGCTCAGGCCCTCATTCCCACCCTTGTCGGCAAACTTACCAGCGGGCGCGGTAAGGTCGCTCAGGACGTCGCACAGATCGCGCTGGAGGCCACCGGGTTGTCGGCGGACACGCCCCCTGATGACGTGCTGAAAGCGCTGGACGCGGATCCCGCGGTGCTGGCGCGGGTGCGAGAGGCTGCGATCGAGGTCGCGCTTGCCGAGCTGCAGGCCGAAGTTGCAAGTGAACAGATCGCGGCGGCGGATCGCGCGAGCGCAAGAGCGATGCAAGAGGCCACGGATGCGCGCGCGCCGCTGGTGATCGCGGGCTTTGTCATGCTGGGCCTCTTTGCCATCGTGGGGGCGTTGATCTTTGTGCCAATCCCTGGCGGTTCGAAAGAGGTGATCATGGCCGTTGTGGGCGCTCTGACCACGGCCATGATCGGAATCATCAACTTCTATTTTGGATCGTCTCAGTCATCCAAGGACAAGACGGCAGCAATCCTGCGGATGAAGTGAACCCATCACGATTTGCCCTCTCTATCCCGCCGATCTTTGTTCTGCTGCGCGCGTTCGATAATCAGCTTCTGCAAGTCGCTTAAGAGATCGTAGGTGAGCCAGGTCATAGCCAGGAAGCATAGAAGAAAGAGCAGCCATAGAAATGGGTGCGGCAGTGTAGCCACCAATCGAAAACTGGCCGCAATAAGCCAAGGCGCGGTCGCCAAGCTAACAGAAGAAATGAGTTCTGAGGCAATGGTGAGAACAGCAAAGGAGAGGCCGAGCCCAAGGGCGATAAGAGGCATGTATCTACCGAAAACCATCACTTCTGAGTCACTTGTGGCCGCCGCTTCCCTATCTTTCGAATAGAAGTTGGAGGGAACATTTTTCAGATCTTCTAGTACCACGTTCCAACTCTCTGAGAATTCTGCAATCGCTGCTGCATTTTTGTCGAACCTCGGTGTTGGAGGGAAGTCCTGCTGCGTCTTGCTTATTTTAGAAATTGCCATGTCTATTCCGTTTATACCTAATTTAACTGACGCGTGTTCGTTTGAGATTTGTTTGATGTATTCCTCGTATGGAAATTCTGAGTCAAGTTTTGCTGCGATGTGAGTTGGGTTGATTGTTCCTTGGCTTCGATAGCCTGCATCATCAAGAATCTCACTTCGTATTCTCCCAATGTCCGATTTTATGTTAGTTAGAATTTCTGAGTGCTTTTCTAAAAGGTTGACCGCTTCCTGTTTCACCTTAATTATTCCGCCGTGAGCGGTGGTTAAGGGAGTTATCATAGCACTTATCTCGTCAAGTTTGATTTTCTGTTGCTTTCGCGTTGCGTCTTTAAGGGATAGCTTTGTTTTCTCAACGGTGCTGGAAATGTCGTCATAGTGTTTTTCGACCTCCCTCTTCATTTCTTCAAATTGATTTGTTTTGAGACTGTTATAGATAGGAAATAACATTGCGTTTCGCAGAAACAGGTAGATCAAGGCCACCAAGAATGCTACGGAAAGTTTCAAGGGGCCAATAGTGGATCCGTCTGCAAATTCTAATCCGGTCCACTCTCCAATTTCGTTCAAGTTGAATGTTGGTCGATACCAAAATGTCAGGAATGAAAGGATGCCGTAAGCAATGATCGATCTTCGGGTTGTGTCAAAATTAGTGTCATCCATGTTGAAAATATTCATCTTGAATAACCCTTTCACTCGCATTTGATGTGCCGCCTTATGCGTGCATAGCACTCAGGAAATTCCGCTCAAAGAGGGAACTTGTTACGAAGCGCTACGCTCGCACGATAGTTTTACTCCTCGATTCCATGCTCCGCCATCAGCGCGCGCAGATGTAGGTTTGCACTCGCATTCGTCACGCGCAGCTTGCCGCTTTTCCGGTCGGTCGCTTCGTACTCAATTTCAAAGATCAGCTTGTGCCGCGTGTTGCTGTTGCCGCTGTATCTAAGCTGGGGACGAATCTGTGACTGACCTCACTTCAAACGCGGACGGCGGCCTCGGTTTCTTCCAAGAATCGCTGAGCTTTCTCCACGAAGAGGCGCATTAAGCTATTGGCGCTTTTCTTTTCCAGAACTCCAGGAACGTCAAAAACTATGAGAAGGCCGACTTGGTACCTGCCGTCAAGCTTAGCCTCGGGATTGACAATGAGTATTGGCAGTTCGTTGTTCACATTGTCCCAAATCAATGGCGGGGTAATGTACCTGGAAACACGCCCGGTCACACCCGGGGCCATAGCGGATCCAGCCTGAACATCGACGCTGAGTCCGACATTGTGTTTCCATTTTGCAATCTTAGAGACTTCCCGCATTGCGTCGTCGCCCCCGGTGTATCCCTCACCGGTCGGGTATGGCTCTTGTTGCCGAATGACATCCCAAAGTGAGTCGGGAATCTTGCCGTTTTCAAAGGTTTTTTCGAGATCCGTGGGGTTGGAGCGCCAGGGGAAATGCGGGCTTGTGGACTTTTTGATCCCAAGTGACAGACATGCCCCGTGGATTGTTTGATCGAAAGCGTTTCTCGTATGGCTCAGTGCGTCATTTGCAAACCGCGACAGTCTTCCGGGGAGGGGTTGCTTAAGTCGGATCTTGTGAATGTTATCTCCAGTCCTCGGATCGACGTCGATGACGTACTCAGTGGCGTTTCCGTTGAAGAATGTCCTAACCTCTCGATCGAAATCATCGATAGCTTCCTTTGCCCAACTGATCGTTTCATGGGGACGTTCAAATGACAT